CAAGGTGTTGAGCAGGAACGCCCCACCCGCCAGAACCAGCCCTGAAACAAGGCTCGAAGCGATCGACGATCCAGCAAAGAACGAGGCTGCCGCCCAGTGTCCAACCATCGGCGCGGCAATCGATAGGGCAAGCGCGGCGACAAGCCCAATGACCTGCTTGCCCGAGGCGTTGCCACCACCTGCGGGCATGGCAACGAACCCAATCACGTCCTCGGCACGCACCATCCGCACGTTCCACGCGCCGCGCAGAACCGGTGCGCCATCGAGCACGGCAATCGTCGGCAACCTGAAGCGCAATCCATGGAGCGCGATCACCTCTGCAATCGTCATCGGGCGCGACAGATGGATCGTGCGTTCGGGCGCGCCAAAAGGCCCCGTCAGCAGAACGGCTTTGCCGCCCGCCTGCACGGCAGGAAGATTTGAATTCATAGGTGTTCAGAACCTTATGCCGGCAGGTGAAACCGAAATTTTCGCCAGCCCTCGGCCTCAAGTTCGATGAGGCGAGAGGCCACGACGCCCAACCCTTCGAGAGCGTGAACGATCAGGCCGTCATCGTCGTCGATCCAGACGCCGATGTGGTAGCCTTGGACATGGCGAGCCATCGTCACCAGCGCACCATCCGCCGCCACATCGATCTCGCGCCAACGGCTGCGCTCGGGATGGGCCGATATCGCCGCTGCAATGGCCCATCGTCCCGCCTCGCCGGGCATCTCGAACGCGGGCATCTCTCGCCCAAAAACGGCGCGCTGGACGGCGCGGGCGGCGCTGTAGCAATCATAGGCGTCGGGCCCCTGCGCCCCCAGGCGATAGGGCTTGCCGATGAGGGCATTGAGGGCAGCGATACGACCGGACACGACTTTCCTAGCTCCCCGACGAATTGAGCGCGTCGATCGCTTCATTGATCTTGTGTCGAACCTCGCCAAGAGATTCTCCATTTTCATATCCCGGCAGGTCCAGCGCCTGGGCGATCTGGTTGAACGCCCCACGGATCTCTCCCTGACGGCTGAATGCGGCCGATGTGCCCGGCCCGTGCCATGCGTCGATCACCTCATTGATCCTGGCAAAATAGACCGGACGCGCATCGCCATTGTCGATGTGGGAAATCGGCATTGTCGTTCCTAACTCGAAACCCCGTGGAGCCCGGGGAAATTGTCCCGATCGAAGATACGACGCGGAAAGCTCTTGTTGAGCAGGTCGACGAAGCCTGCCGATCCGGTCAACTGCAGTTGCGTGGCCTTGACCACTTTCATCGTGAGTTGATCGACGATCATGTCGGGCGGCCCCGATACGGTGTATGCGCCCGTCATCAGATCGCGTTCGGCGACCCACTGGCGGAAAATCACCATGGCCGACGCTCGAACCTTTGCCGCGTTCTGCAGGTACGGCCAGATCGACCGCGGCACGTTGTCGAGCGTCATTTCCAGCGTGCCGAAGCTGCTCTCGGACTGTTCGGGCAATTTGATCTGCATGGCGAGCGGATCGTATCGTTTGATCTGCCCACCAAAGAGCGGCGCCCCAACCTCGTGCTGGAGGTTCCACGCCCGTTCATCGAGGGCAACACGGATCGAATCCTGGTTGTTCTCGAAGTCCACGAACTGGGGATGGATCAGCTCCAGAGTGGAGATTGGGTATTCATCGGCCGGAGCGGAGGCATAGGCCTCCTCGATGGCTGCGTTCCAATCGCTCATCAGTAATCCTCGACATCGAGGACCAGCGCGACACGGTGTCGAAGTCCATGTCCAGGGTTGTCGCGGAATGGCTCACGGAAACGGCAGGTACGTGTTACGTATTGCCCGCCCTTCCAGACCGGCATCAAAAACGGCAGGGTGCCTTCGACAAGATCGCCTTCGACCCATGCGTCAAAGACGTCGAAAGCTTCATTCGGCATGCGCACCGAAAATCTCAAGGTCGCGACCCTGAGAGTGGACCGCCGACGCTGACGGAAATTCCCATCCTCCATTTCAGTTGAATAGGGAGCCCGAAACGGCTCTCCCTGGAAAGAATTGGCGAGCGGTTCATGCGGGACGTCATCTGGCCACGCCTGCATCAGGGCCGCCTCCCCTTGCGCTGAACACCAAAAATTGTGCTCAACGTGGTGTCGAATGCCCCACGTCCCAGCCCTGCGTTCACGGTGCCGATAACGATCTTTTCGACGTCGAGGCCATCGCTGTCGCGTGTGGTTTCCCGCGTGACCTCGGCGCCGGTATGATTGTGGACCTCTACACGACTACCGGATCGTTCCTGGGTATTGCGTTGCATCATCGCGCCAAGGGCGCGCATCATCCCGCGAAACAATCCGTCAGCATTGTCCATCTGACGCGGGGTAAAAATGCCTTCGCCCTCTTCGGCGACCACCAGGCGTTCACGCGGATTGAGGCCGCCATTATGGTAGCGGTCGAGCCCAGCCGACATCGCCCGCATGCTGGGCGGATTGCCCCGCGCCACCATCCATCCGTCATGGGCGACCGGCATCCATCCAGTGCCCGGGATGAAACTCGCCTGGCGCCCACCGACTGTAGGTATCGGGGCGGCCGGCCCGCCGCCCATGAAGCTTGAAATCATGCCGGCAATCGGCCCGGTGACCCCTTGCCGGATCGATATGCGCAGCAGGTCGGCGATAATGGAATCCGCAAGGGATTTGAAATCCGCCTTCCCGGTCAGGACGAGACTGGCGAGCGCATCTTCGGTCCCCGAAAAGGCCGATGCCCAAGCATCGCCAACGCTCTTGGCGAGATCCCCGCCCTGGGCAGCGATCCGCATTAGGCCCAATTGAACACCGGCCGCCCAATCGTTCTGCGCTTCCAGTCTGCGCTGGGTCATCTGTTCGACGGCCTCGGTGTACTGGCTTTCCGTGATGATGCCGGCGGCCAGCGCCTGCTGAACCAACGCCAGCGCCTCGGCATAGTCGGCCTCCGTTTCCACCGATTCCGCGCGCTTGAGCACCGCTTCGGCCACGGCTCGATTGTAGGTGTCCTGATCGATCAGCCCCCGCGCCAGCATGGCGTTGAGCTGATCCATGGTCCGCGCGTATTCCTCGGAGGCCGTGCGCAGACGCGCCATGAGTTGTTCGGCCTGTTTTGCCAATTGATCGAGACCTGCCGATGTAGGCGCAATAGTCTGGGCAGGAGGCAAATTGGTCGGCTGATTATCGCGGCGCGCCAGAATATCCAGAATTCTGCGCTCTTCGTCGCTGATGGCCTGCAGGCCAGCCTCGAGGTTTGAAATCTGGTTAGTCTGCGATCGCCCGGCCAGGTCGGAGGCAATTCCCACGGGATCGTTCTGCGGCCGCCAATCTTGCGATTTCAAACTGTAAAGATCTGCCTCCAGTTGAACGCGCTCGGCTCCCAACTGCGTCAGACGAGTTTCTAGATTGCGCGTGGAAAGCTGATCCATCTCTCCGCGCATGAAGGCAATGGCATCGGCGATATCGCGAATGACACCCGCAACCCAGACGATAAAGTTTCCAGTTTCCAGCACGATCGGGGACAGTTCCATGAACGCGACCTTGAGCTGGGTATCGATGACGCGGGCCACGGATGCAAACCGGGTCTCCACCTCACGCGCGCTCTCAAAAAGATCTTCCCGCAGCACGACGCCAAGGGCCTGGGCGTCGGCGCGCAAACCTGCGATTGCTGCTGACCCCGATGCGATCAGGGCCATGAATTGCTCACCGCCCTGCCCCCCGAATATCTCATCGGCAAGCCTAATCTGGTCTGCACGCCCGAATTCACCGATCCTGTCGATGAGATCGGACATCAGTTGCTCGGTATTGCGCAGCCCTTCCTGCACCCGCTCCTGACTGAAACCGATCTGTCGGAATGCTTCAGCCGCTGACCCGCCTCCGGTCGCAGCAAATTCGCTCGCCCGTATATTGAGTTCACGAAAACCATCAGTGATTGCCTCGCGCGATACGTTGAGCTGTTGGGCGGCATAGGTCCATTCCTGAAACGCTTCCACACCAAGTCCCGATCGGCGTGCCTCTTCCTCGATCTCCCGCAGCTCTCGGGAGATCGCGACCACCCTATTGCTGATAAGCGTGAGGCCGCCCACCAGCCCTGCGAGCCCGAGCCCCAGCAAGCCACCCCGCGATAACAACCGACCCAGAGGCCCTGCCTGGTTGGCGACCCCGGACAAGGCATCCTGGGCGCCGCGCGCCGCCGAGTTGACCATCTGCAGGCTATCCGATGCTGGGCGACCGGCGCGCTGGATCGCATCGAGCGCGCCTTGCCCCTCTTTGCCAAATTGCTGCAAGGCCCGGACAGCAACCTCCTTATCCTTGACGGAAAGGCGAATGCCGACTTCCTTGTTACGGTTTGCCATCGTCGTCTTTCTCGTTAACCGCGGCCACGAAGCCCATTTCGCAGCCGGATAGGAGGTCTTCGGCCGTCTCGCGGTCGATGCCAGCACCTACAAGCCGATTGGTGGCCAGGGCGAGATCAACTCCCGTTACCGCTCCAAAGCCCGCAGGCCATTCGCCCCTCGTCGGTACGCGGGGCATGCTGGGCATACATGCATTGTCCTGGCCGCGTTGTGGCACAGGATTCCCCCGCCGACTTACAGCCACTGCAATAGGTTTCCCCACGGCCCTCACCAAAATGCCAATGAGCGAGGGCCGTTAGACGTTTTTTTCCGATTCTCTTACCCGGTGAGGTGCCATGACCTGGCCGATATAGAGATCGGCAGCATGCGCATCGGCCATCACGTGGACGATACTCGCGGCCGAAAAGGGAAGCGCGTTCCCGTTTTCGTCTCTGATGCCCTGCCAATCCACGATCTGCATTTCAGCCAGGGATAGCGCGAACATCGCATCCCATACGCCCTGTCGCTCCACGGGATCGCTGAGATCGGGCACTCCACTGATCTTACCGCCAGCTTTCGTGACGGCCCCTCCACTCTCGGCGAGGGCGACCACAAGCGCTTCGGCGCGGGCTCGGGCGGCATAAACCACAGCCGAGTTGACAGGCAAGCTCATGACGACGCCACCATCGTAAAGAACGACGGGCGTAGCTTCTCCTCTCGCTTTTGTCGCAACCCGCATCAGTAGCTCTCCACGTCATTGGTGAGCGTCACCGACATGAGATGGCCCAAGGTAGCATCATGGGCGGCACGCCACTGCCAGCTCTGCGAAATCCCTCCGGGTCCGGTGATCGGCCGCTTGGGATTGGAGAGAAAGACGCGTGGCAGGCTGAATTTCAGGGACCAGGTGGGATATTGCCGCAACGTAAAGCTGAATTCGAGCACGCAGGGCGTCTTGTTGTCCGCAAGGTCTTCGAGCGTAGCATCGGCGCCAAATCGGGCGTCCAGACTGCCCGAGGCGGCCCGCTGCCCCTCATCGATACCGTCGATCACGCCGTCCTCCCGGATCGTCTCGATGGTTTCGAGCGCATTGGAATACGTGAACCGGCCAGCCGTCACATTGGCGAGAGGATCGCCCTCCACGGTGATGGCGCCCGTCATGTTGTCGAACGGCAAATATTCGAACATCACCGGGTTTGCATCGCGCGCGCCGGTCACGTCCTTGACCTCTTTCTGCCCGATAAGCGGAATTTCGAGCAGGGCGCGCCCGGTGCGGCTCATGTCGAAATTGACGCCACCGGCCTTGACCCCCAATACCGTACGCCATTTCGCCACCGTCAGTTCGGGGTGCCCGGTCTGGATCGCAAAGCTCGGCAGCGCCTCGCCAGACGTATAGACATGCGTATAGGTGCCGTCTTCATTGTCCTCGGTGTCCGGCTCCCCCAGGATCAGGGCCAGCACTGCACCGGTCGCGCGCGAGCAGGCCGGCATGATCATGTTGTCGGTGACCGTGATCGGCCCCTCGACCGGATCGCCGGCATCGGGCGTTCCCCGGTTCCAAGTCGGGTCCTCTTCAAGCGTGGTTTCCGGCGAGAGGCCATAGGAACGCATGGGCAGGCGTGCATATACGCCACCTGCGGCACCGTCGGGCGCAACGCCATAGTTCGGCTCGACGGCGATGAGCTGGACGGCATCTGCGCCGACCGCGCGGGGTTTGGTCATGATCCGGTCCTTTCGGAAGAAAACCGGCAAATTTGCCGGATTATGGAAAATGTGACGATCAGCCGTTGGGCCGATTGCTCCAGAATTCGATTTCAAAGGGAATTTCGCACCCCTTCATCCGCGCAGCGCCCAGGATTTCATGGGTGTCGAAATCGGCGGGAAGCATGCGCCACGCGGTGACATAGCCCGGCCAGTTCGCCATGGCCTCAAAGGCCCCAGTGACGGCCTCGATCTCTTGGTCCAAAGCGCGATCACGCGCGGCACGCGCCTCGGCATCTTCTGGGCCTTCGGCAAGCTCGGGGTCCGAACTTGCCACCAGAATGACCAGCGCCGGTCTTTGAACGAACTCATAGATCGGTGGATTGATGAACTCCTCGATCGTCTCGCAGCCGCCGTCCCGAAGCGAAAGGAACCTGCCGCCCAGATCGTTGAGCGGAGCATTGCGCTCGATTTTGCGGCCCGAGGCCTCCAGCCCCAATTGAAGCATGGACAGGATGGTTTCGCGCCGCGTGGTCATTGCCAGGCCTCGATGATCAGGTGGACCATGTCGTTGCCCGCGCGATCGTACTCGCGGTCGAGGTCCCAAAACTGTTTGAGCCGGACGAACGGCACGAGAAAGAACATCACCACCGTGCTCCACCCCTTGCGATACTTGCCCGTTTTGGTCATGCCGCCGCCCGAAAGCCGCCGCGATACCTTGCCGCTGGCGCTCCGCCGTACTCCATCGACAACGAGCAGCGATGGCCCGGTGCGCCGATAGACGAACCGCAGGGGCCCGTATCGATCCTCATTCCAGTTCGACGGCGTCACCCGCTTGCCCATGTATTCGCGCGGCGCGTCGGGGCTGGGAATGGCGAGAAAGAAGCCATTGGCGCTGCGCACCAGGCGAGCCTGCGAAAAGGCATCGATAATATGCGGGGCGTTCGACCAGACGACGCCGGTCGGACCCATCGATTTTGCCGGCGGCGTCGGATAGACCGCGCTGCGCCATGCATTGGCGACGCGAGGTGAGCCCAGATGCTGCAACACCAATTGCCGCAAGCGCAGTTGCAGGGCCTTGGTGGCCGCCGAGGTCCCGAACGTTATGGCGCCGGCCGCCTCCGCCTGTTCTGCGGCAACGACCTCTTCGAGATTGCCAAAATTTGCCGCGATAAGGCGCATGTCATGCGACTTTCGAAAGCGAGAGCATCACTTCGCAGCGGCCATCGCCTATCGGCTCGAAATCGATGACGCGCCAGCGCGCGCCGTCGTCGATCAGATCGCCGGGCTTGAGATTGGGAAAGGCGGAAATCGCTGCCCGTGCCACATGCGATCCGGTCCGCACTTTCTCGCCGAAGACTTCGAACCGTTCCGATCTGGGTTCGACGCCGGCGATCGCCCGGCGAACGCCAACCGCGCTCCCGCCAACCGGCGTATAGATCACGTCCTCGAACAGCTCTTCACGGATCTTTTCAAAACTGTCGAGGACGAGATCCTTGCGCATGGCCTAGGCCTTGATCTTTCCGGCGCGCCGGAAGTCATCGATCGTGGCGCGGCGGGCTTTCCCATCACGGCGCAGCTCGTCGGCAGTGTCGGTCGCCATGGTCGCAATCTCGCCGCGCTTGCCATGCGTCTTGTCGTCGACTAGCAGCACAACCGATTTCCGGGGGCCTGCGACCTCGTCCTTCTTGGATTTTCGCGACCTTCTCGGCTTGTCCCCTGACTGGGGCGCTGCCTGCGGCGGAGCCTCCGTCTGGGCGCCGGCATTGGACTTGTCCGCTTCGACAAGCTGTTTCGCCTGCTCGATCCAACCGGCCAGATCGTCGGCCTTGAAAACGGCGGCATCGACGAATTTTCCCGGCTCGGTAATGGCCGCCAGCTCGGCGATCGTTTTGATGTTGAGATTGTGCAGCGATGCTTCATGGGCGGGGCCGATTCCCCCGACTTTCTTGAGGTCTTCCATTTTTCTATCCCGTTCGGATTGGCGAAAAACTGAAGGGGCGCCATTCGGCGCCCCGGTGATTTAGCCCTTGGCCAGATGATTACGCTCCGGCAGCAGCCGAGATTTCGACCAGAACTTCGGGGC